ATGAATCAGAAATTTTAAAATACATGGAGGAAAATTATACCTATTTTGAAATCAAATTTATTGCATCAAAGTTTATTGTAAGTAATATTCCAACACTTGGTTTATTTTTTGAAAAATTTGGACGAAACAAGGATTTATTAAGAGAAGAAATGTCAATAACAAAATTTATTAAAAAGTTTGATACAACAAGTAAGAGCTATGTAAAAGATTTGAAAGAATTTGGTGAAAAAAATATATCTCATCAGAATTTATTTAATGAAATAGCGATTGGATTGAATATAGATTTGATTGTCGCATTATTCAATGAATATTTAAATCAAGGTGATAATGATTTTCGTAATTATTATTCAAAAGTTTTCGTTCGAGAAAATAAGAAACAGATAGCTGATTTTGAAAAAGAAAAACAACAAAATAAGGAGAAATCTCATCAAAATTTCTTAGAGAGAATGCAACATTCTCAGGCAAAGAAAAAACAAGACGAAATTTCTGAAAAATATAATTCGTGTAAGAATGTTTATAAAAAAATGCCATGGATTCCTGGAAATATTATTACAAAAATTTGCATTAGTAGACCTAATATTAACGAAAAGGAAAATTCAGATACTTATTTCGAAGATTTTATTATCGATTCATCAAAATTCTTCTTCAAAGATGATGAATGGTATGAAGTATCTGAAAAATACTTTCAATTTCAATGTGATGATACAATTAAAAAAAATCAAAAAGATGATATTTTGTATTTTTTTGATGTAAATGATGAACTATTGATTGCTTTTAAAATAGGTTTTTCAAATTCAAATGATGATTTCATAATTCAGAATGAATCCATTTATAATTCAGAAAGAAGTTTTTTTGCAAACTTAAATACATCTCTAAATGATATAACTGTGAATCAAATTTTAGATGGAGTTTTAACTGAAGAAATTTTTAATATAGGTAAACAATTATTCTTGAATGCAATTTCAAAAATTACATCTTCTTCTAAATATAATAGTGATGTGACTTCATTATTTAATTCAGGTTCTTATAGTGTAAGAGAATTTGCTAAATCCTTAGGTGAAGTTATAATTTATTTTGATTTAGATGATATCAGTGATTCAATATTCAAAAAGAGAATTCAAAAAGAATATTATAATAGAAATGTTTTATTTAATCTCCCACTTCATGAAAAACTACCTGAAGTATTATGTAATGAAGATAACGAAAATTACAAATCTTTTATTTTAAACTACATGAATAGTAAATTAAATAATTTTGTCTATAGATTTGGTGAAAATATTTATATTATTAAAAATAGCTTTACAAAAGAATATAAAAGAAAAATATTTCCAAACGAAGATTTGAAAATATCTATCGACTACACATCTATAAATAAATTATGTGATGCAACATTAAATATTTTACCTGAAAATTTAATAGTTTATACAAATAAAAAACAAACAAAGTGCTTTGTTATTAAAGATTTAATTCAAAGTATAAAGAATAATGAATTCTTAGATCGAATTTTTGCAAAACATATTTTAAGAATATATGATTTTGAACAGATTTTAAATCCTAAAGTGATTAGTGACAAATTTCCACTAGTTAATATGATAGTTCAAGATATTTTAAATTTGGATGATTCATTGGATAAATACGAACTAGAAGTAAATTTAGGTATTTTGATTTCAGATAAAAAGGAAGAAGAAGAACAGGAAGAAGAAGAACAGGAAGAAGATGAAGATGAAAATATTTTGAAAAAAGGAAAAGAATTAACCGTTCTAAACGAAGATGATGAAGAAGGTGAAGAAGTTGAAGAAAATGAAGAAGATGAAGAAGATGAAGAAGATGAAGATGAAGAAGATAAAAAAGATGAAGAAGTTGAAGAAAATGAAGATGAAGAAGATGAAGAAGTTGAAGACGAAGTTGAAGACGAAGATGAAGAAGATAATGATGATACAGTTAGTGAAGATGAAGAAAATGAAGTTGAAGAAGATGTTGAGAAAGAAGTTGAAGACGAAGATGAAGAAGATAATGATGATACAGTTAGTGAAGATGAAGAAAATGAAGTTGAAGAAGATGTTGAGAAAGAAGTTGAAGATTATGAAAGTGAAGTTAGTGAAGACGATGATACGGTTAGTGAAGAAGTTAGTGAAGATGATGAAAGTGAAGTTGAAGTTGAAGATGATGATACGGTTAGTGAAGAAGATAGTGAAGATGAAGTTGAAGTATTTGAAAAGGAAAAATTAAAAAATTTGAATAAATTTAATGATTATAGTGGTATTAGTGAAACACTTGATTCAAATAATGAATATTCAATAGAAAGAAATTATGTTAAAGGAAACGGAGATTGCTTTTTTAGATCATTGTATCTATCCATTATCTACAATAATCCAAAAAATTTTAAATTGATTCCTAAGGAATTAAGACCAAGTAAATTAATTTGTGAAAAAAATAATTTTAAGGATGTAGATGAATTTTCTAAAAAAGCTCGTCAGTATATATCTAATAATTATGATGATATTTTAAATAATATTATTGAAATGGGTTCGATGATGTCAGATAATGATATTTATCCAAACTCAGAAGATGCATTATTTGGAGAAGCAGGAAAATGTTATATAAAATTTCGAGGATCTAAAAATTTTAAAAAGAATGAAATAGTTGTTGTGAAACATGATAATGAATGGAAAAAAGGGAAAATTTTAAAAATGAAAAAAGTTGATTCTGATTCTGATTCAGAAGAGGATGACATAATATATAAAATTCAATTGGAAGAAACTGATGAAATATTAAAAAATGTTATATCAATCAATATAATGAAAAAGGATAGTATAAATAATTTTTTCAAATGTGCAAAAAAACAAATTTTAAGTAGATCAATTTATCCAACATATGGTGAAATTGGTTTAATAATGGATTTATTAAAGCAAAATTTTGAAATTCACAATATAATATTACCAAAGTTATACAATATCAAAGTTAAATCAACAAATCAAATAGAAAACGATATCGATATTAAAGATATTATAGATAAACGTAAGAACGTTAAAAATAGTTTTGATATTGGAGACAGTATATTTTTTAGAAAAGGAGATTTTATTAAGGGAATTATAGTAAAAGATAATAATGATGACACTTATAAAATAAAGACAAAAGAAAAAACGATTAAATCGGTTAAATTAAGAAATATTTTAAATCGTAATAAGGAAAGTTTAAGTTCATATAATGTAAAAGATAAAATATTATTTAGAAGTTCTTTTTCTAAAGGTGTAATTGATAGTATTAATGATGATAGTACATCTAATAAAAAATTATCAGAAACTAGTAAAAATAAAATTTTAAATGATATTCAAAGATATGAAAAAAACAAAAATGAAAATAAAATTCAAATTTACTTATTGTCAGATAATACTCATTATAATTTTTTATCACTTGAAAAGGATGAATTAGAAATGCTCGAATTAAATAAGGATGGAAATTTCACTGATAATCTATTAAATTATTTAAATAAACAGGATGGTGGAGTAAGTGAATCCGATATTGAATATGATTCTACTGAAGATGGTGGTGGAGAATGCGCATGTGATAGTATTGGAGAAGAGGAAGAAGATGGTGTCGCAGAAGAGGAAGAAGATGGTGCAAAAAGACAAGTAAAGTATTGTGAAAAATGTAAAAAAAAAATACCATATAATAAAATTTATTTCAAAAGTAAAAATTTCAATAAAAATAAAAAAAGAATAGAAACAGTTTATTTTTGTGATATGGAATGTTTTAAAGATTTTGAAACATGGATAAAATAATTATATATCTATAAAATTTAAAAACCAGCATTAAAAAATAAAAAAATAAATAAAAAAATATTTAATATAAAAATAGGTAATGAGAAGAAAAAAGCAAAATTACTTAGAAAATTCAAAAAATATATTAAAGAATATTACATTTTCAACAAAGATAATTTTAGTGTTAATATCAATGTTATTTTTTCTTGATATTTTTGATTTTAAAATAAATTTGATAATTTTGTTATTTAGTTTATTAATTATAAATATTCTTTATTATAATCAAAAGATTCGAATGATAGAATATAAAAATCAATTGCCGAATTCAAATATTAGAAATACTGTTGAAAATTTTGAATATAATGTCGTGGAAAATGAAAAAAAATACAATGAAAATAATCCTTCTTGCAAACCATATTCTGCAAGAATAAATTATCATTGTAAAAGTAAAGACACTACTAACAAAGTTAATTATTTAAATGACAATATACTCAAAAATCTCAAGGAAGATTTGAGTTCAAGCGAAACATCTACTTACTTTTATGAAAATTTGAAAAAAAAGAAATATGGTAATACTAATTTTTATACAAAGACTGCCAATCAAAGTCTAGTCGGTGCTGCAAATCCAAAAACACTAATTCCTCCAATTATGGCACCTAGAATTGCTGATTTAGAATACTGGAGAATGAACGATGAACTAACTCCAGAAATTATAAATGATGAAAAGGAGAGATATGAACTCGAAAGTGGATATGATGTTATATATAAACCATCTGAAAATAATTATTTTGCTCCGAAATCTAATCTCGGACCTTATAAGAGACGAAAGAAAGCAAAAACAAATCAACCAAATTATTCTTTTGAAAAAAATACAGATGGTACTTATGATTCTATAGAAAATTTCCCTTACGAAACAACTAATAATTACTTTAAAAAAGATCTTCGTGACGATGAACATCATTTGTTAAATAAACCTTTCAATAATAATATATTATTCAAAAATAGATATAACCCAAATTTATTTACAGAAACTATAACACCCGGGTCATATCATATAAATGATAGAAATGAACCTATTAATTCATTAATGGGTATTAGCTATCCTCAACAATTTGAAGAAAGCAATTATGATGAAATCGAACCATATGAAGATGTAAATGTTTCCAACACATATGACCCAAGATTTAACGGTTATGGAACTTCATATAGATCTTATGTAGATGAAAATCTTGGACAACCTAGATTTTATTATGATGATGTAAATGCAATAAAAATGCCAAACTATATCACTAGAAGTGCCATTGATGTTACATCTTTTGGAGATTCTTACGGACCTTTAAAAAAACATAATCCATATACATCTAATATTCATAAACTTGCTGATGAAGATTACACAAATTCAATGATTAATTTTAGAACAGAAATGCAGGAAAGACTTATGAGAAAAAAAAACTCAGAAAGATGGCAACAACGTCAATTTCCTATATCAAGAAATGGACAGAGAATGCTCAAATAATTTTTTTTTATACATGATTTTTGTATAAAAAATAAAAAAAATATAGATATGTAAATAAAAAATGGAAAATGAAAATTATACTTATATTATTATAATTGGAATTTTAATAATTTATATTTTATGTGAACATTTAATCTTTATACCAATTCACTTGAAAAAATATTTAATACAAGATGATGCGTCAACCAAATATTTAACTCTAAATGATGCATCAACCAAATATTTAACTCTAGATGATGCATCAACCAAATATTTAACTCTAAATGATGCATACACTGCATCTGTACAATATTTAAATAAAACTGATGCAGATTCTTTTTATTTGCCCATAAAAGATCCAATAGTTCAAGGATCCATATCAATACGTGATCCAATTAATTCAAATAATACTTCAAATTATTTTCAAACATTAAAAGCTGGTATAAATGAATTAACCATAAGTAATTCAACTAAAACTGGAAATATAAAATTAAATTTAGATAATGATCAATCAGTAACTGTAGGATGGTCTAAATAAAACATTGTAAATTATAATGTTGATATATATAATTATAAAATTATATATTATAATTATTTTTTAAAAAATTAATATATATATAAATAGAAAATTCACCTATTAAAATGACATCTATTTATTATACAAATATAAAATCTCCACCATATTTAGACAATAATATTTATATGGAAGATAATTCAATGTATTATTCAAGTTATAGTGAAAATTACATAACATCAGATACAGGTACAGGTACTACAGGTACATTTTGTGCTTCAAATAGTCAATATTTTGCATGTCAACCTGGGACGTATTGTCCTAATAACGAAACTACAATTCCCATAATATGTCCTGCTGGTTATTTTTGTGAAGGAGGAAAAAATATTAAAGATTGTCCTGAAGGTTATTTCTGTCCATCAGGATCTAGCTTAGGAACTACTTATATTTGTCCTTCTGGTTACTATTGTCCACCTCGTTCTATTATAGGAAATACTTATATTTGTCCTGCTGGATACTATTGTCCAGAAGGTTCTAGCTCAGGAACTACTTATATTTGTCCTTCGGGTTACTATTGCCCTGTTGGTTCTAGTACAGGAACTGCTAATAGTTGCCCTCCTGGTAAATATTCAAATAAAATAGGTGCAGTGAGTTCAGTAACTTGTATAAACTGTGATCGTGGTTTATTTTCAGATACCAATGGTTCATTTATTTGTAAAAGTTGTTCTGCTGGAACATATAATAACTTTACAGGAAATACAGGTTGTACAAATTGTCTTGCTGGTTCGTATTCAGATAAAAGTGGTTCATATACATGTACAAGTTGTCCTGGTGGTTATTTTTGCCCTGATGCTTCTGCTTCAGGAACAGCTAATATTTGTTCATCAGGTTATTTTTGTCCTACTGGTTCTACTTTAGAATCAGCTAATAATATTTGTTTTTCTGGTTACTATTGCCCTGCTGGTTCTAGTACAGGGACTGAAAAAAGTTGTCCTGTTGGTAAATATTCAATTGCAGGTGCTACGGATTTATCATTTTGTATAAGCTGTCCTGCTGGTTCTTATTCAGATACAAGTGGAAAAACAACTATATGTAAAATTTGTCCTGCGGGAAAGTATTGTCCTATTGATTCTAGTTTAGAAACTGCTAATGATTGTCCCGCTGGTTACTATTGTCCTAGTGGTTCTAGTATAGGAACTGCTAATAAATGTCCTGCTGGTAAATATTCAATTGCAGGGGCTAAGAGTTTAAATGATTGTTTAGATTGTTCTATTGGAACGTTTAATGAATCTCCAGGAAGTGCATTTTGTAATATTTGTCCTGCTGGTTATTCTTGTCCAACTGGTTCTATTTCTCCTGGTATTTGTCTTGATGGTTCGTATTCAAATGCAGGTACAGGATCTTGTACAAAATGTTCTACTGGAACGTATTCAAGTAAAATTGTGTCAACTAAGTGTTCAGATTGTCTTGCTGGTTCGTATAATGATATTCTAGGAAGTACAAGTTGTAAAACTTGTCCTGCTGGTTACTATTGTGAAGCTGGTTCGTATTCAATAACTGGTTATTTTTGTAAAGCTGGTTCGTATTCAGCTACAGGTTCAGAATCTTGTACAACTTGTCGTCGTGGTTTTTATTCAAATAAAACTGGATCATCTGAATGTACAAGTTGTCCTACTGGAACGTATAATAACAGTTTAGAAAGTACAGGTTGTACAAGTTGTCCTACTGGTTCATATTCAGACACAATTGAATCAACTACATGTAAAACTTGTGCTGCCGGTTCTTATTCAGATAAAATTGGAACATCTAAATGCACAAGTTGTCCTTCTGGTTATTTTTGCCCAGATGGTTCGTATTCAGGAACAGCTAATATGTGTCTTTCTGGTTATTTTTGTCCTAATGGTTCTATTATAGGAACAGCTAATATGTGTCCTTCTGGTTATTTTTGTCCTACTGGTTCTAGTACAGGAACAGCTAATATGTGTCCACCTGGTTATTTTTGTCCAACTGGTTCTACTTCAGGAACAGCTAATATTTGCCCACCAGGTTATTTTTGTTCTGCTGGTTCTATTATAGGAACAGCTAATATGTGTCCTTCTGGTTATTTCTGTCCCACTGGTTCTACTACAGGAAAAGCTAATATGTGCCCTTCTGGTTATTTTTGTCCAACTGGTTCTACTTCAGGAACAGCTAATATTTGCCCACCAGGTTATTTTTGTCCTAATGGTTCTATTATAGGAACAGCTAATATGTGTCCTTCTGGTTATTTTTGTCCTACTGGTTCTACTACAGGAACAGCTAATAGTTGTTTTGCTGGTTACTATTGTCTTGATGGTTCTAGTACAGGGACTGAAAAAAGTTGTCCTGCTGGTAAATATTCAAATGTAGGTGCTAAGGATTTATTATCTTGTATAAATTGTGATCTTGGAAAGTATTCATCTACATCTGGATCATCTACATGTACAAATTGTTCTGCTGGTTCGTTTAATGATACCACAGGAAATACAAGTTGTAAAGTTTGTCCTTCTGGTTATTTTTGTCCAGCTGGTTCTACTTCAGGGACTGCTAATAGTTGTCCACCTGGTTATTTTTGTCCAACTGGTTCTATTATAGGAACAGCTAATATTTGTCCATCTGGTTATTTTTGTCCTACTGGTTCTACTACAGGAACAGCTAATAGTTGTTTTGCTGGTTATTTTTGTCCTACTGGTTCTACTACAGGAACAGCTAATAGTTGTTTTGCTGGTTACTATTGTCTTACTGCTTCTAGTACAGGGACTGCTAATAGTTGTCCTGCTGGTAAATATTCAAATGT